GCGTGCATTCTTCTATCCTTTCCGAAAAACTCACAGCGTGACAGGATTGGTTTTTGAATGACTGTAAGATTATAATCAAAACAATCCCAAAGCTGAAGAACATCAAGAGGTAGCTGATCGTTTTTATCAAAGTCTTCTTTCCAAACAAAAGCTGAAATAGGTAATTTGTCAAAGAGTGCTCCGTAGTCTGTTAGCAATGTTTCAAAGTACAATGCTTTATATTGTGTTGATTTAACGCTGATCCAAATTCCTGGTGTTAATTGACCCCAACTTGGGTGTCCTGGTTCTAAATCATAAAGATATTCCATCTTTACATAAACATTAACAGGCGGTAAATTGTGAATTAAAAATGCCATTATATTTCCTCAAATAAAACGTCGTTTACGTAAGCATCTTTATCCTCTTCAGATATTCCCATTGCTAATATAGATCTATGAAGATGCGGGTTCATTTTTTGATTGATGCAATACTTATTAAGAATTTCTTTTGTGGGTCGCCCTGAAAGAAAGCTGTTATCTTGTATACCTAATAGATAATGATCTAAAAGATCTTTTGTTACTGTAATGAATTGATTTAGTTCTGCACCTTCTGTAATATTGCCAGCGGCAATCATATTCGTTGAAAAGATTTCTTGCGCCCAATCTGGTAGTTCACGCTGCCTTTTCCAAGTTAATCCTTTAACTGACATTTCCATATAATCGTGATAAGGATGCGGCATCCCAAACATAGGACTGTAATCCATAAAGGAGCCTGTAATCTTTTTCGGTCCTGCTACAATATCAAATCCAAGTATAGGCAATTCAATACCTTCTTTAGGAAACACATTAATATGCATTAACCACAAGCCTTTACCGTCTTGTGGAACAATTGTTTTTAAGTGAGCTTTACGTATTACTTCTGACTGCCAAAACGTATCAGTCCACCCGTCAAAGTGCATCTTATCTGTATACTTCGGATTATTATAACGAACAAAGTATTCATCAAATTGTTTTGTTATATAAGAAGCGTATTCGTTCAACTCATTCCAGAGTGGATGCATTTTTGTTCCTTGTTTGCTTTATAACTTTTGTAACCATTTCTAAAAGTAGGCCACATACCTCGCATTTTATTGTATTCTTTTTCTTCAATCACATGTGTTTTAATTTCAACTTCGTCTTCAGTTAAAGGGTGTATATACAACATTGCTTGGCGATGTGCAAAGTTATATTGTTTACCACCTTTTAAAAACATATTAATATGTGTACTGTGTTGGTGTTTGTAGTTTACAACACCTGGTGCAATTAAACAGTCCCCACCAAAATTATTAAACGACCACGTTGCTTGTGATACACTAAAATATACTTCGGTCTTTTCTTTCAACAACCAAGGTGAACCAATTTTGACGTGTACCATAGAACTAAAAGCATTGTTTAAGTGATCTCTACCATGTTGTGATACATCATAATTATATTCTCCGCCTGGGTATTTAAACGTATAACTGTCATCATCATTTACTCTTAAAACAAGATCAGCCCACATTGGTAATGTGAAGCTTCTTTTCATAGTATCTAAAAACCCTACACAGTTTTTAAAAGTGCCGGTTTCTACAAGTAAACCGAGTTCATCTTGATGTAATCGTTTATTCTTTAGTGACTTATACCAATCAGGAAGATATTTTGCGGTTGAATCAATTGGAGTTAACGCAATCATTTCATTCGTGGTAAAGGCATCAACTACTATCTTTTTCCGTTTCCAAAATATCATCTTCTTTTCTCAAACTCCAATTACCATCTGGTAATTCTTCCCATATTAAATTATCACCAAAATCCCAACCAACCTGATTCATAAGATCGGATGGGATTTCAATATATAAGTCTCCGTTACTGTCTTCTTTTACGATTACGTCGTTGCCTTGCGTACTCATTTAATAACCTTATCTCTCTAATTTGTTTCGTTAATTTTCTTCGTCGGCGAGCTGATATTGATTTGTGATTACGGTCTGCTTTCTTGTAATCTTTAAATTGCAATTCTTCAAAAGTTGTTTCACTTAGCATGTTGCCCTCCTTTTTAAATTAATTTTATATCAAGTTAGGTAGTTTGTCAACTTAATTCATCAAATAATTTAGATGCAAATTCAAAGCATCTCTTCGCCTCCTCAGCCATTTCATCGTCAAGAAGTTTACGAAATTCAGAAATTAGTTCTTTTGTGTCTCCTTCAAACTCGTACATTTTCCCGCTACCAGGAATTTTCTTTTTAATAATTTGACCACCATGTAGCTCACCAAAATGCCTTGTATACATATGAGCTAAAAGAGCGTGGTTGTTGTCATATTCAGCAAGCTGCCCAATATGGACTTCATATTCTTTAACAGACGGTGGTAAACCAGATGGGAAACCAAATCCATACAATTCTTCAAGCTCTTTAATATCTTCCATGATACGATCTGCTCGTTTGATTGCATTAAGATGTGGTGGTATAATTGCAGCCTTTTCAAGTGTAGAATAGTTATGCCACTGACAAACCAAAAAGACATAATATTCGTGGTTTGTTAATTCGCCTCTTAAAAGCTTTCGGGCAAATGCTCTTCTTTCTGCAGATTGATGATGGTCCCACGTCAATTGTTTCAATTTATTTGACATTATATTCTCCGTGGTTGTCTGTAGGTAATTTTATTTATACAGACCAAAGGGGCAGGTTTCCCCGCCCCTCTTCTCGATTTCTTGTGTGAGATTTCTGGGTTTAGAAGTTAAACGATACTGTCAACTGTGGAGTTGTTGTTTCGTTTTCAATATCGTAGTCAACGGCACCTTCAAGTGATACACCTGATAGATCGTATGTGTATTTTGCACCTACATGTTCCGCCATTTCATCCTGGTCACCTGCAAGGTAACCTGTGATACCCAACGCTGTGGCATCTACTTCAAAACCAATGTTTTCGGACGCTGAACCATAACTCATAGCACCACCAAGTGTTACACCGTCAAGCATATCACCGGTTTCTACACGACCTGCTGCAACCCATTCTTCTGAGTCAAGGTTGTAGTCGCCTGCTGCTGTAACATTAAAGATATTCGCATTAATAGTGTACGATCCTTGAATATTAGCAACATCAGTTACGTCTGCGGTTAGGTCAGTCAGACCAACACCAACGGTTGCTCCTGCAACGGTTACTTGCACACTTTCAGCCATTGTAGGTTCTTCAATGGTTGCACCTGACTCAGTGTCAATCCATACGTTACCTTGTTTACCGAAAGATAGTCCAACGCCTGCAACGGCTGTACCCATTGACCATTCGTCCAATGTTACATCGTTGTCTACGTCAGTTACAAATTCCAAGCTTCCTGAAGCTGGTGCAACGTTCACGTCCAAGTCCAAAGCGAAAGATGTAGTAGCACCCCACTTATCGTCTGTACCTGTTTCTTTAATTACTGTTTCAATTTCTCCACCAATTGTCACAGGTGGAATTGCTTCCTGTCCGAAAGCAGCTCCTGCTGCAAGTACAAGTGCGGTTGTTGTTAGTAGTTTATTCATTTACATCTTTCTCCTTTTGTCTGATGTGTGTTAACGTTTATCCCAAATGGTATAAAGTACCCAAATCGCTAACAAGCCCATTAGGCCTTCTGCGCCAAGTGTTCCAAGCATTCCTGCTACATTAGATACAACACTTGTTTCTGGAAAGAATGGGATCGCACCCAAACCTAGTACTTCGACTACGATTAGTAGTGCGGCTATAGAAACACCTACATTTGCTAGTGCTCCTGCCCACGCTTGTACTTTTTTAATAATTTCCATTTGAATCTTCCTTTTTGTTGTTAAACGCCACACTTCTGTTGCTAGGCAGTGGCCGCCCCCTGAAGTTATGCTGCTAGAGCGTAACCAGATGGTTTATAATTATCATTTGCAATTATAAAGATTGGCTGAATATCGTAGGCCAACACGGTGAACTCCACTCAACTCCAATCGCTCGTCGATCCTATTTCGCCCCCAACATAGATACACTGCACGTCTTAAATGTATCTATGGTGGAGGCGCCGAGTACTGCCCTCGGGTCCGATACGCTGTTACTTCGTTTCAACGTCCACTGTTTATATATAAAACAGAAGTGGTCAAATGTCAACCACTTCTGCCTTTTTAGTGCTATTTGTTGCTCTTATGCAACTATTACCAGTTAGCAACCATATCTTGTGTAGCTGCTAGTTCTGGATCTGAAACTAATCCATATTCTGCTAGTGGGCCATCAGGACCAGCAATCTCATCTGATACGAAGAACTCAATGTAATCACGTAGTCCAGGAATTTCATCAAGATGATTCATTTTAACATAAAACTGTAGTGGACGACTAATAGGATACTCACCACTTGCAATAGTTTCTGTGCTTGCTTCAACTCCATTAATTGTTGCTGCGTAGATAGTGTCTGTGTTGTTCAAAAGGAATGACAAACCAAACACACCAATCCCAGTTGGGTTTGTACCCAATGATGCTAGTGTTTCTGTGTAGTCACCGTCAATATCAACACTTAATCCATCAGTGCGAACTTTCATACATTCACGTTCTGCTTTTTTCTTGTCGCCAAGATCTGCTTTGAATACATCGTATGATCCAACTGCTTTACAGCCTGCTACCATAACTTTCTTATCAAACACTTCACGTGTACCATGCTTGGTGCCTGGTAGGAAAACTTTGATAGGACGATCTGGCATTGAAGGATCTACATCCTGCCAGTTTGTTGCATTGGATTTATCTGACACCGCAAGATAAATCTGAGCTGGTGTTAGATTTTCAAATCCTTTTGTTTCTAAACGGCTTGCAAATACAATACCGTCATAACCGATTTGAACTTTTTCAAAATCAATAACTGCTGCACATCTTTCTGCTTCATCAGGTTTCATTAACGAACTTGAGTTTGCAATATCAATAGTGTTTGACCCAACACCTTGACATAATTTTTTCCGTCCTGCGCCTGAGCCGCCTGACTCAACTACCGGATATGGATAGTCAAAGTTATCTCCAAATGCTTCCGCAACGATTGTCGCGTAAGGTAGTACTGTTGATGATCCGGCAATGTGTACATAATCACGAGCCGCTACTGCTGTTGCTGTGAGTGTGACCGCGGCTGCTAAAACTAAATTTTTCATTTTATCCCTTTCTAATGTGCGATGTGCGAAGAAGGTGAACAGAGCCGCACAACCCCGTTCACCTTTAGCGATTTATTTCAGATCCTCTTCTGTTAATATTGGAAGAGTTTCAATTCGTCTAATCATTTCCATACGTTCTTCTTCTGGCATAGGAATCATACCGGCATCAGATAGTATGCCGTCCTCGCCCCAATGTTTAGTCCATTCTTTCATATATTCTTGAACGCCTGGAATAACACCAACATGCTCATGTTTTACGTAGAAAAACAAATCACGAGATACTGCATATTTACCATCAGCAATATTTTCAAATGTTGGTTCAGTTCCATCTACTACTGCACCTTGCAGAGTGTCAGAGTTTTGATCCAGATATGAAAATCCAAAGATTCCATATGATGTTGGATCATCTTTTAGCTTTTGAACGATTAGGTTATCTTGTTCTCCAGCTTCAATAAAAGCTCCGTCCGTACGCATTGCACGACAAACTTTTGCTTTTTCTCCTGCTGCTTTCAATGCTGCTTTGGCAATAGGATCTTTACTACAATATCCTTTTTCATTTACCATCTCAACATATGAAGCACGAGTACCTGAAGTCGTAGGTGGCCCCATCACTCGAATTTCGAGATCAGGTAGATCTGGATTAATGTCACTCCATTTCTTATATGGGTTATCAATCCATGTTCCATCTTCTTGTGGGATCTTAGCTGTAAGTGCACGACCAAGATCTGCTTTTGAAATAATCAAAGGTATACCGTCTTTGCTATTAGCAATTACGATACCGTCGTAACCCACCTTGACTTCTGTAATAGCAACACCATTACTATTGCAAAAGCCAAGCTCTCCTGGTTTCATCCGAGAAGAAGCGTTACCAATGTCTATGTATTCTGTTCCGACGCCTTCGCATACGCCTTTTTTACCAACGGAGGAACCACCTGATTCCACGACTGGAGTTTTATAGGAGGGATTGTTTCCAAGTTGCTCAGCAATAATAGTAGCAAATGGAAGCACAGTAGATGAGCCTGCTATAGAAATATAATCTCTTGCCATAGCAGGCATGCCCAGCACTGTAATAGCTGCGGCCAAAATTAAATTTTTCATGAATTTCCTTTCGTGTTTTAGTATTTCAACTAATAACTTTACATATAGACACTCCATCTATACAAACCATATATATACTATGAATGTAACAATACGATAATATTTGTGTAACAGTATAGTAAAATATGCACAGGTATGACATTTTGTGCATAAAAAAAGAGGGACCGAAGTCCCTCCTAAAACTCAAAAGTTTTGTTTTCTTTTTATGCTGCTTCGAGTTCCATGACTTCTTCAAACCCAAAATCTGCAACAACCCAAACAATGCCATTTTCATCAAGAACGATATCACCTACAGAAATAGATGTCATACGATCCAAACGCTCAATGTTTTCTTCAGGTCCAATGTTACCAATTTGAAACACGTGCTCAAGATCAGAACCTGTGACGTTTGCTACGTGAGTGTAGTAACCTTTTTCAAAAGCTTCTTTTGCAAGAGCTTCAACTGTTGAATTAACAAGACGAGGAAATTGAAGATCACGACGAGCTTTAATACGAGGTGCTTTAGAATAATCTTCTGTTGCATTCATGATGTTAACTTCAGCTTCGGTAACGCGGATTTGAAAGATTTGATATTTCATGTTTATCTCCTTTTGATAAATTTAATCTATCTGATTCGCGGACGAATGTCAATAGTTAATTTCTTGAAGGAGGCCAATCTACGTCTATATCAATAGTGCCATCAGGATTAAGTCTATCACCAGGACTTAGTGTTCTACCATCAGAGAGAAGAACATATTTTGTATCATCTTCAGTTACTACCCAATCGTAATCAGTACCTTCCGGCATAATGACAGGTTTATCATTTGACGCATCGGGTATTTCACCTTCTTCCGTGTAGATGTCTTCTTGTTCAACGGTTAAACCATCAGCTGCTCTTACGTGTGCACCTATATTTAATACGAACTGTCCGTTGTGATTTTTAAAGGTGTAAACAGGATTTCCTGAAGAAGAGGTTTCTTTAAGTACAATTATTGTGTGAGGATATCTTAAGTCCTCATTAACCCATTCCTGTACTTGTTCTAATGTAACATCAGGAATATCAATCTCAAGATCAATACAATATAAAGTACCAGTTGCCATGTAAACCTCTTTTGAGATTATTTATCCCCAATCCTTGTAGTCACCATTCATCTCATTAAAGGCATGACCCGCGTAATAAGCGTCTTTTTCAATATCAGTTAGATCAGTAACTCTTTCTGAAGTACCTGTGTCGCCAACATAATAATGCGGTTCTAATCCACGTCTGTAATAACTGTCAGCAGAACCACGGTCAAACGGTCCACCGTGTCTAGTGTCTTTTGAGCCGTATTCAACATCGTAAACACGGCCCTTATATTCAAAAGTTTCAGACACAGGATCGTAAATATAATTACGAGTCATCTATAATCTCCATACCTGTGGTATCAGGAGTATCCCATATACCATACTTACTATGCCAAAACCACCAAGATTGTGCATGACCTATAGGACCATCATAATACTCTGAGATCTCAGCCGCAATGCTAAGTTCAGTATCAGACATAACCGCATCAGCATTGATACGACTAATCTCATCTTGAATAAAATCCATTTCCATTACTATAGACATTATACTGCCTCCACTTCTACATGAACATCATGACGGCTATGACCATCAACAACAAATCCTGGAGAACAAGGGCAAGAACAACCTGCATATTGACTCCAACGAACCTTGGTATCAACAGGCAAACCCATTGCCTCTAATACTCCAGGAATGACTTCTTTTTTGTAAACCGTATGCTCACGCTGTTTACGGTTCATCAAGTTTTCCATGATAGACTCACCACGAGGCCAAACATAAATGCGAGTTTGCTTGGAATACTCTCTCCAAGAATAAGTATCGCGTTGGCGGATCTCGATATTTGAAGTCTTGATAGTCATGATATTTTCCTTTTCATTTGATATAACAAGTATATCTGATTCGCAGCACAATGTCAATAGATTATTGCATTAATACTCTAACAACTTCACCAGCTGGGTTCAACATTGTATGAACAACCCGAGTCGTGTGTCTCTGAGTTGTCCTACATGTCCACCAAGCTTCTGCTTCTGCTTGAGTCTCAACCAAAACAGCGCTCCAGCCCAACTCTTCACTGTTGACGCAGGCGTCTCTTGTGCTTCTTTGTGCTCTAACTTCCCAAGTCATGATTTTTCCTATGCTAAACAAAACTCTTCTTCAAACTCATCAGCTAAACGCTCAAAGCATTCATCGATGTATTGTGAGTTGTACCAAATTCTAAGTCCCATATACATGTCGGACTCAACGAAGTTCCAAAAGTCAGTTGAACCAACACCAGGACGCGTGTTGAACTCGTTATTGACTGCAAGATCAAAACATTCAATTACGTCTGCTTTGATTGCTGAACCGTCTTTAAGATGAACAATTCTTGACATTTGGTTTTTTCCTTTTTGTTTTCATTTGATATAATCAATATAACTGATTCTAAACCTAATGTCAATAGTTATTTTCTTGCGGACACTATCAATCCTTCAATTGCGTCTGCTTTTGCAAATTCCATGCACCTGAGTTCTGAATATATATCAGCAACCCATATATCCAATTGACTTTGACGCATAAAAGAATAGTCAAACCTAATAGCATCAATGTCAATAAATTTAAACTTAAGTTGTTCTAAATCTTGTATGATAATATTCGTAGAATTTAAATCACTATGATAACAGTAATATGTGTCTTTAAGGTCTAAAGAATATTCTGCAAACGCCGCGTTTAGTTTTTGTGATATAACAAGTAGCTTTTTTAAATCTTGTAATTCCCACTCTAACTGATCATATTTAATTTCGTGAGGAGTTAAACCTTCAACTGCTTCCATGACAATTTTTTTGCCTGGTACAAAGTCTATAAGTTCTGGTGTTATATTAGGAAATTTATTATATAAGCCATCATACAATACTGACCATTCATCAGTTAAGTGGGCTTGGTAATGTTCAAATTCTTTTATATAATATGTACCATCAAATGTTACTTTATTATACCGATAAGGTTTTATTATACTCATTCATCTTCTATTAAGCATTTCCGCTTCTCTAGCCTTCCAAGCTGCTTCAAATCCGATTTCATTAATATAGTTTTCGTTGTTACCCCAAAGTCGTTTCATATATGAGTGGTATGTTGCTTCAACATCTTTGTCAGACCAAGAAGGATCAATTAGTTTACCTTTTATCATCCAATTGAAACGATTAGCTTCTTTACGTACAAACGGACTACACATTGGCGGATTCTCCTCTATTGCCTACCTAAACGTATTTATAGTAAGATCCGATCATTTTGTTGACGTTAACAAAATGATACCGCTAACAATCGCATTTTTTTATTCTATTTCTTCGCCACAATGCGGACAGCACTGACCGCCCATTTGTTTCTTACATTCACGAAACAATTGGCGAAGACTTTTTGCTTCTTTACTCCACTTTTTCATATTGCCTTTGTTGCGTTCTTCTTTTGGCTTCTCATATTCTTTTTCAATGTCTTTAAGTAGCCTTTTGAACTTTTGTTCGAACACAGGAATGAATGCCGTGTTAATTGCCATTTTACCATCCACCTTCAGATTTTACTTGTGAAAGTTTATCTAAGGCTTTTTCAAACTCGCCATGGTTATCTTCATGTGTTGGTGGTGTCCATCCACTTGGCTTTAGGAGATCAGGAAGCCCAAACGGATTAGGACGACCCGGCTTAACTCCAGGCTTTTTAGACATATTAGCACTATAGACACGATCCCAAGCGTCATTAGCATCAACACCGAATACGTCGAGAGTGCCAATAGCAAAAACACAAAGATCAATGAGACCATCAACGATCTCTTCAGAATCACCATTATTGTATGCAGCAAGTGTTTCACTGAGTTCCTCCTGACACATTAGCAAACGGAACATAAGATACTTACGCATCAATTCCTTATTATCTTTGTTTTCTTCAAACCAATCACGCACACCAAACTTATTGTGCATCATATAGATATCGTTTACCCAATCAGACATTCAAAGTACTCCATTGTTTTAGTTTTTCTCTCTTACCTCGAGCAGCTATTTTAACTTGTTCAAGATCAATCATTCCATATTCTTCTGCGATTTCAATCATACACATAAGATCGCCTATTTCTAATTCTAACACATTTTTGTCCGGATGTAAACCAAATCTTTGTATTTTAGAACACTCTTTAATAACTTCAGCGCATTCTTCCATTAAGATGGTAAGTACCTCAAGCTTATCGTTATTCTGCATCATCATTTTCAGATTCTCTTTTCAACTTAGCAATTAAATCTTTAATGCGCAATCGTTCTTTCTTAGCTTTTGTTAAATATTTGTCAGGACATTTCTCGGCTTCTAACGCTTCAACTACTGTGTTCTGATAGCGCCATGCCGCTTCAAGCTGAGCAATTTTTGTTGCATTATTATTCATATCTTTCTCCTAACTAAAGAAGTCTTCGAGGGTATTAACTTTTTCAGCAGACCATCCAATTGCTTCAAGGATTGATTCTATTGGACTAAGAAATACCTTTTCAAATTGTTTATCATAGTCTATGTAGTTTGTCAATTCCATTTCTGGTGGTAAAACGCCTGGGAACGAAATAATGTTCTCACGAATTGGGTTTGGCATTTTAAGATAAACGAACTTAATCTTATCGCCACCAATAATCGACTCATACCTTTTATTTAGCTGTTTTTCTTTTAGGTAATTATTGTACAAGATACATCCGCGAACGTGCATAGGACAACCTTTCTTGTATGTCCCACGAACTGTGTACTTATCAATATTATCAGTACCTGAATTACGACCAATGTCTTCAGGATTGAGTCTACGGAATTGCTGCCTGAATTCCTCAATAAAGTTTTGCATCGCTTCTTCGCCATCATTCATAATAACTTTAAATGATTGCTTGAGCTTATCTCGGCATACTTCTGGTGTTGATGAACGAACCGACTCAAGGCCTGTGACTGAGATCTTTGGTTCTTCATAATGAACACCTTCAGAATTTAGAGTATTCATAATATATCTTTTCTTAGCAATGAATACAGATTTGTCAGTAATCTTTTCTCGTTTCATACCCATTGCCTGGCGGTAGGCGCCCATCTTCTCAGCAAGTTCTTTATATCCTGCATCAATAACAGGTTCAATTTTCATTTGGCAAACTTTGTCGAGAAACTCTTCACCTTTTTTACGATCAACATCAACGGTACCAAATGCCGACTTGACGATAGGAGCCATATCAACGTAAATAGAGTCGGTATCAATATAAACGATGTAATCTTCGTTATCAGTTTTAAGTACTTTGTTCATATATTGATTTACAGACTTTTGAGCATATCGAATTGATAGCTGACCTGATGTTGTAATTGCTTCGGCCATTTCGTTAATATAGTAAAGGAAATAAATGTTTGCAGTTGCGCCATAAAGCGAGTTCATCGCAATCTTAATAGCCATTTGAGAATTGTGTAACTGATTTGCTTCACGTTTCAATCTTGCTTTTTCTTCAGGGTCTGTTGCATCTTCGAGTTGTTGCTCAACTTTTAACATATTCTTTTTGATTATAGAACGATTACCATAGTATTCGTCAATGATCTCAGGGATAATACCTTTGAACTTATTTGTAAAAGCAACGCCGTTTGCAGCTACTGATATATCAGGATTATCATTTTTATATTTGTCATTAAGAACCATATCTTGTGATACATATTTACGTTCATCTTCAAGATAAGTTTCAGGAGACATATTATATTGTAGCATCAAGTGAGGATACAGCGAGTTTAAATCAAACGATACGATCCAAGGATGCATGCCAACTTTAGGATCTTTAACGTAACCGCCAACCAATTCACCAGCTCGTTGGCCTGGGCCACCTTTGATTGGAGGTACTCGCTTTTCTTTAATCAATCTACGATATAAAGTTGTTTCCCAAATACCCACAGTACCAAACGCGTCACCGTAATTAACTCCACCGCCATATGCAACAGTCATAACAAGAGATAACAAACCGGTTTCATCTTCAAACCTTTGTATTAACCAAGTATCCTTAAGATTATAGTCAAGGTACAGTTGTGGATTTTGTTCATACAAGTTTGTCAAGTTGCCATATTCAGAATAATCCATCTTCTTTTCGCCAAGGACAACATATGCAATATGATCAAGTTTCCAAGACTCTTGAGGACCGTACTTATATCCAAACTTTTTAAAGGCATCCATATAGTCAATCACGGCAATACCGCCAATGCGATAAGAACCTTGTTCTTTACCGAAGAACTCTCGAGAATACGGACGAACTGAACGCCAAGGAGATAACTCTTTGATACGTTCTTCACCTAACAGGTTTTTCATACGAGTAATGATGTATTGAATATCAAAGAACTCGACGTTCCAACCTGTAACAATATCAGGATAGTCGTTTACCCAGATTTGAAGGAACCGACGAAGCAATGCCTCCTCAGTATCAAACTTCATGAATTGAATGTCTTCTTGTGGAATATCAGTAAGTGTCTTTGTTTTGTCATAATCTTTACGACCAAGCAAATGATAAGTACTCGACTTTGAAGATTTGTAAGCAATAGATGTAATTTCTTTATCAGCAAAATCCATATCAGCATAACCATCAGATACGTCAACCTCAATGTCAAACGATACGATATTAATTTTTGAAATATCAAACTTAATTTCATCAGGATACTGTTTTTGTATGAATTGCGATACATAGTTTGTATTGCCGCAAATCTCAAGACCATGAACACCTTTGTACTGTTCAACAAATTCCTTTGCATCTTTCATGCTGTCAAAAGATTTTGGCATCAATGGCTTTTTAGTAAAGAGCGATTGGTATTCAGATGCCTGATTCTTTGTTGTAATATAAAGAGTTGGCTCGTATTTAACTTTACGCTCAAAGCGCGAGCCATTTTCATAACCACGCCACAAGATTGTGTTGCCAAATCGTTCAACTGATGTATAGAAATTCATAGAAAGCCTTTCGTAATTTTGTACTATTGTAAATGGTAGCTAACGAAATGTCAATCATTTTTTCCCGGTCTTTTTGTAATTCGTAATATAAGTCATCCAGGTTGTACCCCACTGATCTTTGCCGACTTCAATTGTATCAAGCCATTCGTCATCATTTGCCTTAATACGATGGTTATTGTCACGGTAATTAATCTTCCAATGTGTTCTCGGAAACTTTTTAAATAACACGTTACGAATGTGTTTATATTTTTCAACGGCGTCTTCTGATATATTCATATGAAACTCAACTGCAATGTGTGTTACATTTTGAACAATCCAATCAATGTTTTCATCAGTAAAGACTGAAAACTCTCCACCTTCACAATCAATTTTAAGAAAGTCAAGATGATCTATATCATAGTCTTTAATTAAATCCATGAAAGGTCGAGCAGGGACTTTATCTAAATCAAAGTCTCCAAATGCAAAATCTTTAACATCACCAACAAAGCAGTTTGTGATTGATACTGGTGATACCGCTTTATTTTTAATATGTGGCATTGCATTAATTAATATCGTTTCACAAAGTTCAGGATTGGCTTCAACTGCGTATACTTTACTTGCGCCCATATCTAAGGCCTGACAAGTAAACATTCCATTACAAGCGCCTAAGTCCATTACAATATCACCAGGTTGTACTTTATGCCACCAATCGTAAGTTTTACCTGTTAAAAATTCATGGTATAAAGTTTGGATTGTTTGTATATCATTGATTCCTTTGACGGACATGCCGTTGTGTAATGACTGTATCATGCTGTGATCTCACTAAAATTCTTAACTTTTTGGAAACGGATGTGGGCATCAAACTTGTCACCAAACTGATGTCCGCGATGACTAATAACAAATATGTTATCGTCAGAATTTAGATTATGCAAAGTATCAATTAAGTTCTCAATTCCGACAGAATCAAGTGCGCCATCTAGTGTTTCATCAAGCATTAATAGGTTTGTTGATACTGAATTGCGAAGTTTGGCAACTGATCGCCATGCTAACATAATTGATAACGTAATACGAAGTTTCTCACCTTCAGAGAACGAGGCATATGAGAATGTATCACGGAATCTTGACTTAATAATCTCATTAAAGTTTTCATCAAGTTGAAAGTCAACGAACAAATCAAATGCGCCAAGATATTTGTTAATAAGTTTATTCATAACAGGAATATACTGACGAATGATTTTTGTTTTGATACCGCCATCTCTTAACATTGTTTGGACAACAGCAAGTACCTCTTTTTGGTCAAACAGTTTTTGTTGATTTTCTTCTGCATTTTTTAACGCCTCGGCAAGTTTAACTAAGGATTTTGTATCAACGGCTTCAACTTGTTCTTCTGCTTTTGTTAGTTCATTTTTATAAGAAACTAACGCATTTTTTGCAACCTTGATAGTCGCACGATGATCACCAATTGTAAGGTTTATATCTCTGATCTCGTCTTCGACTTTGGATATTTCTTCAATCCTATTTTCATATGAATTTGTCTTATCTGCCAATTGCTGTAATCCGTCCTCGACTTCTTTTTGCTTTTGGGTTTTTTCCGAGACAATGTTTTCTTTAAATTCATGGTCAATTCCTTGCTTACAAGTAGGACAGTTATCGTGGTCATGATAAAAAGTCAATTCTTTGATATGGCCGCGCAATGCAGACTCAAGATCTCGACGTAAACTTTTTGCTTTTTCAAGTTTATCTTTTTGTTCTTGCTTATCAGTAATTGTTTTGTATAGTTCTTCTATTACTTGCTCACAGTTTGCAATTGCATTCTTTTCATTTTCAATTGTGGTGATATGGTCAGACATTTTCTCGCGAACACGCTGTACTTCGTCTTCTTTAATTTTACGAATGCTTGCATTGTGTTCTTTTGCGGAAAGGAGTTTTTGCTCTGTTAAATCCATCTGATAACTGTTTTCAGTGATTTCAGTTTTATTAGAAGATACGCGATCTTTTAATAAAGTATTCATTGTACTAAATACTTGAATATCAAGCAAGTCCTCAATAATATCACGTCTTGTATGAGCAGGCAATTCCATAAAAGGAACATAAGTTGCCGATCCTAATACGACGATTTGATTGAATGATTTATAATTGAGTTTAAGAACATTTTGTTCAAGATGGGATTGATAATCTTTTGCATACGCATCTTGATTAATCATTTCACCATTTTTCCAAATCTCAAAGATATTAGGTTTGATACCACGCTTAATCTTATAAGTATTTTGACCAATCTTAAACACAATCTCAACAACAGTCTCACGACCATTGATACTATTAATAAGTTGGTTTTTATTGATTTTACGAAAGGCTTTGCCATATAAACCGAAAACGATAGCGTCCAACAATGTTGACTTACCGCTACCGTTAGTTCCACTAATCAAAGTGGTTCTGCTCTCGTCAAGCTTAATCTCAGCCCAAGAGTTGCCTGAGGACAGTAGGTTTTTATACCGCACCGTCTTAAATTGTATCTTCATGCTATTTGCTGTGCCTCAATATATAATTCATCAATAAGTAACTTGATATGTGATTTATCAACTTTAGTATCAAGCGATTCAATATAGGTATGAAGAATATCTTTTGTATCCTTTGTTTCATCAAGAATTTCATCAACACCTGCTTCTTCTAAATTTAAAGAGTCTTCAATTGACTTTACATCAGCTGCTCCTGAATCTGTTAATCTATTTAGGAACAAATCATATATGTATGGATTTGACCGAGTCTTAACAATTACTTTAATAAACGCGTCTTTGATATTATCAGTATTAAGATTTGCAATATCTTCAATTGTCATATCAGTATCGTCGTAGTCTATCTTGTGATAGATTTGAAAAGGATTGAGTATCCATTCTAATTCACGTGTTTCAGTATCAAGAATACGGAAACCGCGTTTACCTTGATAATCTGACCAAGTCATTTCGTAAGGTGCGCCAAGATAACTAATATTCCCATATTCAGATGGATGATGGAAATGTCCTGAGTATACTTGTTCATAATGACCAAATATATCTCGAGTTAATCCGTGATCGTTAATTGATCCTTTCATCATTTCAAATCCTTGAATAGCAAAGTGACCCATACATATATGAGCTTTTGATTCTGAAATTGCTTTCATTGCAACGTCAGAGTTTGTCTTTGTTATCCACGGTACCATTATAATATTGGTTGACCCAAATGTCAATTCTTTTGGCTCACCTTGGTAAATATGAAAGTTATTATATTCTTGAAGCAACAATTCCATTGAGTTAATTTCATTTGTGTTTGTATAATAAACGGAGTGATTACCAACAATCGCATGGTACTCAATGTTTCGTTTTGCTAATTGGTCAAAGAAGAATTTCTTACCACGATCAAGAGTCACATAATTAATAAACTTACGGCGGTCAAAAGTATCACCAAGGTCGAGAACGATCTTGATATTATGTTCATCTAAATAAGGAAAGAATACCTCGTTAAAGAACTTTTCTTGATGATCTAAAAATACTTTTGAGTCGCCACGGACTCCGATATGCATATCAGTAATGATAGCTATTTTCATTGTTTCTCCTATTCATACCAATGTTTTCTTGCACGCGGATCAAATCCAAATTTAACATCATATTGTCTTATTGCTTCGTTAATAATCATCCACTTGACCCAACTGTCTTGACAATGATCTTTTTGCCACCAAAAGAAACGATCTATAAACCAAACGAAATTTACTTTACCTTGTCTTTTACGTTCCCAATTTCTTGCGCTTAATGTTTGATTATTTGCACCACCAAAGGTTGTGTTTAACAATATACTAAACGCAATTGTAACCCTTTTAATGTACTTCACTTTTTCTTTTCTTTGTCCTTATTTAACTTATCTTCAAAATCTTGAATAAATGAATTCATATAATCTGCATTAGTATTTAGGTTCAAAACAACTTCATCTCCACCTGCATATGTATCACCAGCGGCAACCATATTCTGAGACGATTTAAAGCGAATATACATTTGTTTCTTTTCTTTTTGAATACGCCGTAAGAAAGCATACCAAATAATTTGAGTAAAGTAAGCAAATGGGTTTTGAGATTTCTCAGGATCAAAGTTATTGATATACTGAAGGCAATTTTCAATACCATCAGATATCATATCTTCTTTATATGAGTAACCGCTAAAGTTTGGTTTTGTTGCCAACCTTGTCGCAATTTGATATATACACTTTCCAATATAATCAGGAACTCGTGGGATCTCGTCACCGGAATCTTCTGCTTCCCTTATCTTTTCTTTGTACACAATAAGTGCGTCAAGGAGGTCTCTGTTATTAACATAATTCTTTTTTCTTGGTTTGGTAGCCACAATGTCCTCCTATTTTTCTACCATATTATTACATACTACTTCAAATGTCAAACTAATTTTTTTTCAACAAATATGAAATTGCCTATTGACATTCTGAGAATTGTAGATATAATTGGATTTATCCACTAAAGGCAGATGGTAGTATCTAGATATTAACAGTATAAATTTTATATGAAAATTGTTCTGATCCATAGATTTCAATCCGTTTACGAAAATGTTTCAACGTATAGTTCTCAAAAGATCCCGCGGACAAATCATCAGTAATATCATAAAGTGTTGCTTTGTCTGCATCGTTACCTTTTCTTAAAGCACGACCAATTGATTGTAATACTTTAATTTCAGATTTAGAACCTGAGGCAAAGATTACATTGTCTAATTTTTTCAAATTAACACCAGTCGAGAATACGCCATAAGATGCAAGAATGTCATGTTGTTTGATAGGATCATTTTCAACAAGATTACGAACTGCTTCACGCTCAGTACCTTTTGTCCCACCATATATAAAATGTAATTGACGATCATCCCTCCGTAGGAGAGGTTCTAATACTTTGCCGTGTTTTTCAACCAAATCAAATAGAACCAAATTGTTTTGATCTTTAAGCGACCACAATAAGTTTCGTATGAACATATTACGTTTGTGATTATTAATAATGAATTCGCGTTCAGCAGGATACTTTCTTGACGTATCAGCAACACCTTTTAATGCTTTTCTAAACTCTTTCTTAATGTCCGTTGAATAATTCAACACAATAGCTTTTACGTTAAAATCAGCAACGGTACCTTGATCCATAAGATCTTTTGTACTTACATACTTTTTAACTTGACCAAAACAACCTTCAAGAACAAGCCTATGTGTTTTACTTTCTGATGATTTAAGAGTACCTGTGAAACCATGTCTATAATGACAATCAGTTAATTTTTCCATAATCTTTGTTAATGATTTGGCTTGAAACAAATGAGCTTCGTCTCCAAGAACAACTCGAAATTGGTCAAACCAAGGTTTAGGTAATTTAATTAATGATTGCCATGTTGATATAACAATAGGTGCATCAGTGTGTTTATCGACTCCACCTTTAATTGTATAAATGTCTTCTGAATTGCAACCGTAATCAACAAAATCACCAGCCATCTGATATACCAAAGAAATTGTAGGAACAATGATTAGAGTACGATGTCCATATGCCTGATGATAATGCTGCTGCAATAGATATATGATAAGAGACTTACCAGACGATGTTGGTGATACTGATAAAGATCTATTCTCACGAATTGCGTTAACAATGTATTCGTTCTGATAATCTCGAGGGGTAAACTTACAATTAATTTCTTTGGCTATTTCAAAGCCGTAATCGTCAGGCACGGTTTCTTTTTTATATAAAGATCCATCAACTCTTAATTCATATTCGCGGTCATTACAAAACTTTTCAAGATAAGACAACAATCCAACGTATAATGTAGGACGCATTGGTTGATACAAACGAATGTATCCATCCCATACACGGTTCTTATATGACGGAACAAACTGATACCCCTCGGGTCTAAACGAGAAGTAATTCATTATCTCCTGTCGAGTGGATGGGTCAGCAGTAACTTTCATATGAACCGCATTAATTGGTTCTACATTAACAATTTCAGTCATATATTCCTATACTTCAATATCTATAAATTCGCCTTCAGTGTGGGCTACCACAATATCAATTCCATATCTTGCTTTAGCTTGATCTCTAAGCATTTGGATTTCTTCCATTCGCTCTTCAATTTCTTTTTGCTGCCTTAATTTAACTTCAGTTCGAGTAGCTTGCTCAACTACGCGAATACGTTCTTTTTCCATTGGTGGTTTGATATGCTCAGAATTTGGATAAACACCTGGATGACCATTTAAAGAAGCCAATATAGATTGCTTAATTTCTGTCATTAGTATTCTCCCGCCTGGAACTTCATAATATCAATCATATTTTTGATAATAAAGTTTCTGCTATGAATAGTCTTGATAATATCTTCAAGATAATTCGCACGTTCTGAGTGAAAATCAATCTTTAGACTTAGTGCAATAATATCTTTATCCGATTGTAGATATTTATTCATATCGTTGCGCAAGATTTTTTTCTGATAAGGTTTCCAACCACGATCTCTAAGATCTTCTTCTGCCATTGACCCATCAAACCATTCAGTCTTTGCTAATTCAAGTTCTTTGTAGTCGGCTTTAAGTTTTTTAACTTTTAACGCTTCCTTATAATATAGCGTGTAATACTTATTATGCAATTCAGGAATTCGTTTTGATTCACCAGCAAGATTTGTCTCATCAATCTTACAGTCAACTGACCAAAGATTACTTATATCATCTGTGCTCATCATATACCTCACTTTACCATTCTCAATGATTCTATCACAGAATCAAAGAAATGTCAATTAAATCTTTTCGACGCTAAAGCCGTTATGTCTGAGAGTTAAGGTTGCTTCTGGGTATACAATATCTTGTTGAGTAACGTCAACACTTACTGGTGATAAGATAGTTGGAAAGCAGTCTCGAAAGTTAAATTTGATATTAGGATTCTTAGAACTATTTTCAAGAATAATCGTAATGTCTGATACGACACCATCGTCAGACTTTACAAGATTTGCGAACTGACCATATTCTTCTGTTCTTCCTAAAGATTCCATCCAATTTAATACTTCTATATAATTATTCATCTGTTCATCTATAATGAAACTCAAGTCAAGTTCTGCATAATCAAGGCGATCAGGAATTTCGTACAATCGTTTCATTGGAGTTAAACGCTCAACTGGTGTCATTGTAACCGATGGAATGATTGCTCGACGAGTAAAGAACTCGACGTTTGGTAGTCGTTCAACCGTAACCTTAAAATTGGTAGGATCTAAATAATTTGTAATCATTAAAAATTTTTCCTGTTGACATTTGCATTGGAATCAGTTAGTATGGTTATTTATAATAAATAAGACACGAAAACAGCGAAGGGATGTATATTGGGAAACGACGACCCACACGACGATTGCACCCATTGGCTTGGCTATATATAATATGGAGTAAATATGACAGAACAATTTAAAATCTTGACTGCTCGCCAACACGTCAGAGAACGTATTGGTATGTATATGGGATCAAGCGCACAAGAAGACATTGAGCGTTTTGTTCTTGGAGAATGGAAAACAGCCAAGTATGTTCCTGCATTGTCAAAAATGATTGATGAAATACTTGACAATGCGATTGATGAAGCAATCCGTACAAATTTTAAGTATGCTAATCGTATTAACGTATCCGTGGAAAATAATAAGGTGACTGTTACTGATAATGGTCGCGGTATACCACAAGAAAAAGTATTTGACGAAACAACCCAAACAAACATTAACCGTGCAACGGCTGCTTGGACAAGAGTTAACGCAGGTACAAGCTTTGACGACGAACGTGTTACGATTGGTACTAACGGCGTAGGTTCAGCCGCAACAAACTTCTTGTCTTCAAAATTTACAGGACGTTCGTGGAGCAACGGCGACCAAATTACTGTCACTTGTAAAAATGGCGCAGAAGAAATTAAAGAAGCTTATAGCAAAAAAGAAGGCAACGGTACAGAGGTTTGGTTTATTCCTGACTTTAGTTTATTTGAAGTTGATAGTCTTGATGCTCTTGACACTATTGCCTTACTTGAAGATCGTCTTATCAGTTTACAAATGGCATTTCCTGAAATTGCTTTTTCCTTTAACAGAAAACGTATTAAAGTAAACAATTTTAAGAAATACGCTGAAATGTTTGTGCACGATGACGGCGAAGTTATTGTTGAAAAGACCGCAGACCTTTCGTTTTTTGTCTGTGGATCTGAAGACGGATTCCGTTCAAACAGTTTCATTAATGGTGTGAATACAAGACAAGGTGGTACATATGTTGACTTCCTTATTAATGGTATCATTGATGAACTTGGAGTAATGATTAAACGCCGTCACAAAATTGAAGTTGGTCGTATCACAATTAAAAATGGGTTAACTTTGGTTATGTTTGCTCGTAACTTTATGAACCCAAAGTTTAATTCTCAAACCAAAGAACAATTAACAAATCCATTGGGCAATATTAAAGAACATTATAGTCAATGTGAAGTTAAAGATGCAAATTGGATCGCAAAGAAGATTATGAATACTCCATCTTTGATTGATCCAATCATTGAGGCTCAATTGGCAAAAAAGATTGCCGCGGATAGACGTGCAGCAACTATTGCACAAAAGAACCTTCGTAAGGTTAAAGTAGCAAAACATATTGCTGCTAACAAACCAAACGCAACACTTAAGATTGTTGAGGGTGACTCAGCTATGGGATTTTTGTTAAAAGTTCGAGATCCTGATAAAGTTGGTGCTTATCCGCTTCGTGGTGTCATTATGAATACTTGGGATATGAAACCTGCTGATGTTCTCAAAAACAAAGAGCTTTCTGAACTTGTTGCTGTCCTTGGTTTGGATATTAACAATCCCAACTCAGTTGACAATATGTCATATGAATATATTGCAACCTTAACTGATGCCGACCACGACGGGATTGGTCATATCAGTCCATTGTTGATTGCGTTCTTTTACAAATTTTGGCCACGGTTGCTAAAAGAAAAACGAGTTAAGATTACTCGTACACCTATGATGATCTCAACATTCCGAGATCAGGTTACTTGGTTCTATGATTACAAATCCGCAAATGAACACAAGCAATCAAATCCTAATTGGAAACATCGTTACATCAAAGGTTTAGGAAGCCTTACCGAAGATGAGTATCATAAGATTATTAACGAACCACAATATGATACAGTTACTCTTGACGACGTATCAGTATTTCAAATGATGTTCGGTAAAGATAGCCAATTACGTAAAGAGTATATGTTCGCATGATAAAATGGTATGATATAATATGGGCGGTTGTTTGGGCTCAGGTAATGTACTTTACTTTTTGGTGGCCGTTCATTGGACCGTTTGTATCTTATTCTCTTTATGAGCTGTGGATGATGTATTGCCGATGGCGAGCAATGGAAGTTGGTTGACATTCTTAGGATAATGTGTTAGTATGGATAGAATCATAAATTTTATTTGGTGGTATAGAAAATTGAGAAAAAACGAATACGGCAGATACAATTGCTTTATGTGGGCAATATCAAACAGTGGAACACACTATACAGATGGGACATATTTTAAATGAGTGTACTTGAATTTACAGCGGATACTCGAGAGTATCCAATATCAGCCGTTGCAGCAAACGAATGGAAAGCATTCGCAATGTATACGGTTGAGTCACGTGCAATTCCAAATATGATTGACGGACTAAAGCCTGTTCAGCGTTTTTACCTTTATTCCTCTTTGCTTAATTCAAAGAAGGATTTTAAAAAGGTATCAGCAATTGCAGGTATCATATCAGACTACGGTTATAACCATGGAGAACAATCAGCAGCCGGCGCAGGACAACTGATGGCAGCTGAGTGGAACAATAACGTATGTTTGGTGGAAGGGCGAGGTTCTTTTGGAACCCGTCTTGTACAGGAAGCAGGTGCGCCGCGTTATGTATATACTCGAGTTCACGAAAACTTTAGTAAATATATTAAGGACCTTGAACTATCTCCTACACACGAGGATCCTGAACACGAGCCACCTGCTTTCTATCTTCCTGTCATTCCTTTGGTTTTAACAAATGGAACTAAAGGTATTGCCACAGGTTTTGCTACAAACATCCTTCCACGATCAGCTACCGCACTTTCTAGTGCCTGTCGTGAATATGTGTCGAGTGGTAATATAGCCAGCAGGCTCTCAGTGACGTTTCCAGACTTTAAAGGTACGGTAAACTATAACGCCGAAGAAGATAAATTCATTGTTATGGGTTGTTTTGAAAAGAAGAGCAAAACAGTTCTTGAGATTACTGAGGTACCGTATGGGTATGATCGTGAGTCATACGTTAAGGTCCTTGACGATCTTGAAGATAAAGGTGATATTGTATCTTATGAGGATCTGTGCGATAAAACAGGTTTTAGATTTGAGGTCAAACTCAAACAACAAACAAGTTCAGCATGGCCTGACGAACGTATCATCCGTAAGTTTAAACTTGCAAAACCTTTAACTGAAAACTTAACAGTTATTAATCACGAAGGCAAGTTGCGTGATTATAAAGACGAGCGTTTATTAATCAAAGACTTTTGCGATTATCGTATGACTGTTTTACAAAAACGTATTGAAATGCGATTGGCCGAAGCTTTAGAACAAGCTCGTTGGTTAAAAGTTAAAATGGAATTTATTCAAGCCGTACTTGACGATAAGATTAAATTCAAAAATCAGAAAAAAGATCAAGTTGGTCAACAGATATTGCAAACAACCTCTGCTTTGGATCGTGACATTGATCCGCTGCTTCGTATTAACATTATCAGTTTAACTGATGAAATGGTTAAAGAGTTGCAAAAGCAAATTGACCTTGCGTTGAAAGATGCAACTTATTGGCAGTCAACAACTCCAAAGCAACAATTTATAAATGATTTGGATGAGGTTGCATAATGTTCTACGTTACTTATGGTAAACCAAAAAGCATCAGCAATAAACTAATGGATAAAATGGTATTATTTGCTGGTGAATTTCTTGAAATTGATCCTACGATTGAGATTGACTTTGAGGATGGCGATTTTAATGATGATGTAGCTGGGTATGCAGACTATGAAGATAAACAGATTACTGTATATATAAATCCTGAATTACCAAAAGAGGATTTGATAACAACCTTCTTCCATGAAATGGTTCATGTGAAACAATATGTAAAAGGTGAACTTGTATCAGGCGAAGGTTGGACTCCTTCAAGGTGGAAAGGCGCATACATAAAAGCAAATTACTTCGATTCTCCTTGGGAGCAAGAAGCGTATGAATATGAAAAAGTTATGATGGATGTTTTTAAACAAACCTATTGACATTCTTAATAGAATCAGTTAGTATATAATTGTCTTATGAAAGGATTTATTATGACAGAGACAGTACAAGATATTGACGTAATCACAAATGCAATCATTGCGTTTGAAGAAGGTGCTTCTGATGAAAAGCGTGCGGCATTGTCTGCATTGCGCAAAATGCTTGAGCGTAAAATGAATTCATTGCGTGAATTTGAAGAGGAACTCGAAAATGCCTAATTGGTGCATAAATGATATAACGATCACAGGTCCTAGTGACAAGATCAGTAAAATTTATTATGATGCAATTGAAAAGAACGGATTGCTTGAAGCAATGGTTCCTATTGGAGACTGGGATTATAATACAGCACTTGAAAGTTGGGGTACTAAATGGGATGTTGATCCTGAGTTCCTTGAACTTGTAGAAGACGAAGGTACTGTAATGATTGTTGGTACTTTTGACAGTGCGTGGGCTCCACCTATTCAAGCATTTGAGACGTTCCTTGAGAAGAACCCTGATTGTGAAGCTGAAATTCAATATTTTGAACCTGGCATGGGGTATGTTGGAAAGTTTGAAGGAGGAGAGGAAGAGTATTACGAATACGATATTTCCGATAGGTCTTCTCTTGACAATATTCCCGATGATCTAATTGAACACTTCAATGTTGAGGGTGAGTTTGACAACCATGACGAAATGGACTTTGACGAAGAGTATGATGATTAAGGTTTATGATCTTGATAGGAAATTAACTGAAAGCTTTGTAACTTTCTGTTGTGAAGATTTAAAAATATTTCCTAAATTGATTGAAGTTTCTCCAATCAAATTTAATACAAACTCCACAGGATTGTGTATTGATGTTGAGGAGGATGAGTTCTTGATCTTAACAAAAACAAAAGATAGGAACTTAACGCAGATATATAAAACTATAGCACACGAACTTGTTCACGTGAAACAGTTTATATATGACAATCTTAATGATTTGCTTTTAACTAACGAACCATATGAAACTTGTTGGTGGGAAAAGGAAGCTCAAGAAAAGAGTACCGATTTAATTTCACGTTATGTGAAACTAATGGTTGACATTAGATAAGTTTTATGATAGAATTATTTTACAAAATGGAATCAGCTAAGGAGAAGTCCATGAACTTAACATTTTTTGAACAATCAGAATCACAACGTATTATTGCTGCATTTGGTCGTCGTATGATGTGGTTTTCTGAGTCAGGTGAGAACATGAATGTTCCTCTTGAAATTCTCAATGCGTTTAGTCGTGTTGGTGAAGAAATGGCTGAAACCGGTTCGTTAAAGAATCTAACTAAAACAGATTTTTTGACAATCAAGTATGCAAAGAAAATATTGAATGCTTGAAATCATTATATATAATATTGTCTTTTGGTCCGTGTATATATGGGTGTGTTTAATACCTTATCGCATGTTTCAAAGAGCAATAGAGGAATCCTAAAATGAAACAGTTTATTTTTGCAACCGCGCTTGTCGCAGCCGCGCCTGCTTTTGCTGGAGATGTTCCAACAAACGTAAGAGTTTTTGACCACAACAAAACGGTGGTGGTAGAAAAACCAGTTGTGGAAGGTGAATGCTGGGAAGAGAAGATACCGGTTTATGGACAAACGGTACAAAATGGCGACGCTGCAGGTGGCGCACTAGCCGGGATGATCCTTGGTGGTATCCTAGGTAAAGGTGTGACTGGTGATGATGGAGGTGCTGCGGCAGGCGCGGTCATAGGTGGACTGATTGGAGCTGATAAAGGTTCTAAACCAAAAACACAACGTACTATTATTGGGTACGAATATGAAACTAAATGTGCTGAACACATTGTGTACGAACAAGAACGGCAATCAGTATATTCACATTCTACTATTCGTTTCTATATTAACGGAAAAAGATACGTTCTAACTTTTCAGAAGTAATTGCTTCCTTAGCTCAACAGGATAGAGCAGCTGACTTCTAATCAGCAGGTTGAGGGTTCGAGTCCTTCAGGGAGCGCCAAAGGAGTTATCACATGGCTTGGTTATTAGTGTTTATGACATATTGGGATGGTCAGATTATGACTGTCGGTAACGGAGTCTTTGATAATATGACAGATTGCTTTTTTGCCAGAGAACAACTTAGTGAAGAAGTAGGTGGTGGTGATGGATATTTTCCAATCAATATGCAAGCAATCTGTGTGAAAATTGAAAAAAAGTAGGTGACAATGTTTGAAGAAAATGAAATCGTAACGGTATTAACAACAAACGCCGAATATGTTGGCAGGTTTGCTACAAGTGAAAATGGTCACATTACTTTAAAAGATCCGAGATTTGTAAGCGTAACAGAACAAGGACTTGGATTTGCTAACACCATAGCTTTAACGAGCGAAATCAATCCTAAATCTGTTACGCTTATGAATGTATCTTTTGTTACAAAAACCAATGATGATGTTGCAGCGGCATATAGACAGCATACATCAGGAATTGTTTTGCCGCAATCAAGTCTTATAACTTAGGAGAAATATTATGAGAGAAGCAATGATTAATGCCTTGGTAAATCACGCCGCGGCCCATATTGAAAAGCACCGTATGAATGCAGAAATCTATCTTAACAATCCTGTAGGCGTAGGTGAACATTCTGAAGTCATGGAAGAAATTGAAAAACAGCTTGAAGAAATGGCAAAATATCAAGATCAGTTAGATATGCTTAATAAGTATTTTGCCGCCTAATTGCTATGGCTCTGCTGGCTTTATATAAATCTATACCAACGCGATCGTTTTGATTACCACCAAGTATCTTGTAGTACAAAACGTCGCCTTTCATTTCGTTTCCAACATAAAACCCAACATGCCCTTGCCAAGGTTTACCTCTTGGAAATATGACGACATCACCATGACGAATCTTTTTAGGATCAACTTTTTCTCCCCATTCTAAAAAGCTTCGAGCCATAAGTGGATTGTTTGCTACGGTTTCAGATCCTTCTATACCATTAAGATATAGTATTTCGTTTACAAACAATGCACACCATTCAAACACTTCGGGATCGTGTCGTATTAATTCATACAGCTCTTTTTTATTATACTTTTCATGAAGTCCAAAATACTTATAAGCTGTTTCAATGACTGGTGATGGGGCCGTCGGCGCACAGGCAGACAGAACTATAAATATTAAGATATAACGCATAGGGATATTTATCATGAGAATTATGGTGACAGGAGCAACAGGATATATCGGCAGCCACTTTTGTCGTATTGCTAAAATGCATGGTCACGAAGTTCACGGATTTGATAAAAATATTCATGGTGAATTTAACGATGTTGAGTTTTATTGTGATAAGTTTTGGATCCAAGATATTATGGATAAATTCCTACACGGATGGGCTGATGCCGTAGTTCATCTTGCAGGTCGTAGTGTTGTACCACAAAGCCTTATTGAACCTACAGAATATTATCGTATTAATACAATGGGAACAAAGAACGCCGTTGAAAGTCTTCGTACCGATAACTTTATATTTGCAAGTACGAGTTCAGCAATTCACATGGCATCACCGTATGCTCGAAGTAAAGTAGCCGCAGAGGATATTATTAAGGAAAAAGCGAATGGCTATACCATTTTTAGATTTTTTAATGTTAGTGGTTCTGACGGTGTTAACCGCCAGCTTGGCGACGCTACTCACCTCATTCGTGTGGCGGCTATGGTTGCTGCAGGTAAAAAAGAAATGGTACACGTATACGGAGATAATTACGAAACACGGGATGGAACATGTATACGTGATTATATTCATGTCTCTGATTTGTGTTTGGCATTACTTACCGCAGCTGAAAGAGGCCCTGCTAATACTCCTTACGAATGTTTAGGAAGTAACCACGGTTGGACCGTTCACGAGGTTCTCGACGTTATGGAAGAAGTTACAGGTAAAAGTATGAACCGCAAAGTTGTAGAACGTCGGCCAGGTGACGCTGATGTACAGGTTGTTGATAAACTATCTGAATATTGTAATTTGAAAAAGACTATTGAAGATATGTGTGAAAGTCAGTATCAATTGGAGATAAATAAAAATATGTTTTCATGGGGGTAAAATGTCTGACGTACTTGTTTTAAATGCCGATGCACATCCAATAAGTTACCTGCCTATAAGTCTAATTCAATGGAAAGAAGCAATAAAATATATCTACCACGACAAGTGTGATATTCTTGAATGGTATGATGATTGGTTAGTCCGGAGTCCCAGTTGGGAAACCCGGGTCCCCGCAGTCATTATGATGCGAGAATATGTTAAACACAAGTCAGAGGTTAGGTTTTCAAAATCTAACCTTTTTCTTCGAGATAGATATACTTGTTGTTATTGTGGTGAAAAACAAATAAAGAAAGATTTAACAATGGATCATGTTTTGCCTTTAAGTAAAGGTGGCGAAACAAGTTGGACAAATATCGTTACAGCCTGCGGGCCTTGTAACTTTTCCAAATCAGATCGTATTGATATAAGACCAATTTATAAACCTTATCGTCCTGGGTATTGGGAACTCGTTCGTAAACGTAAACAAATGCCTATGGAAATAAAACACCCGAGTTGGAAACTATTTTTAGGAGATTATGATGGCTATAACTAGACTTGATTATATGGACTTTTTAAGAAATGAAATTAAAGTTCTTGAAAGCAGATTTGCACCAGAAGATACAGGACATATTCGTACAGCAGTAAATGTTCTTAAAGAAAGATATAAAGAAGTTAGAGCAGAAGTTGAACAATCAGAACAAGTAATGATGCAATTTTTTGATTGACATTCTATATAGAATCAGTTATATTGGTTATATAAGGAATGAGGGAATTGGCCAAGACGCTATCACCTTCGGGTAAAAAAGCATGACGGTAACGAACCTCAATCCTTTATATAAGGCAACGATTGGTCCTCACTTAGGGTGCTGCAACATCCGAAGGCCATTTGCAGATGGTAGCAAGGTTCGATTCCTTGGTTGCCTTATTAAAACTCGGTGTAGCGCAGTCTGGTAGCGCATTTGGTTTGGGACCAAAGGGTCGGGAGTTCGAATCTCTCCACCGAGACCAAGAAATTCAGAAAACCCATCCATAAGGCTGCAGCTTTTGGAATGGTAAGTACCCTCGGCTTAGAATGGGGCGTGGGCTTCCGGCGGACGGTGAAGATAGAAAAGGAGGCACCTAGGAAGGCCTCCTTTTTGATTATAACGGTCTATAAACTATACAATTCTTTTTGTGATTTATATTTCTTTTATTACAGCTTTCTTTAACTTCTTTTGTTAAATGATCATCTACTGCAAACATTCTTGAATTCCATTCTGAAATCCATTCTTTTTCAACACGTTCTGCAATATGTCCACGGCCACCTTGTCCTGGTGTTGCCGCTGAAAATAAAATAACTCTTGGGTTTTTAGAAGCAAGATAATTAAATACCTTTTCGTGGAATTTCCTATCAACGTGTTCCATTACTTCTATTGATAAAATCATATCATATTCAGGCAAAATACCTTCAGGTTCTTCTTGCGTTGTAATATCCCAAACAAATTGCCTGCATCCTTCGTTTTTAAACATTTCAGGATCCATTGGTTCAGGTTCTATTCCATGAACAATTGGAACTCCTGCCTCAGACAAATAATGACAAGAGTCCCCAATTCCACATCCAAATTCTAATACAGATTTTGGTTTTAACTTTTCTATTACAAAATCAACCATCCCATTATCAAAATTATTAGGATACCAATTTTTGTGATCCTCAAATGACCAATGCATAAATTATCCTTTTCTCCAAATAGTATAAGCACCCCATGCAATTGCCGCATAGGCAATCATTTGTGTTAATGGACTAAATACAATAATTCCTGCTCCTGCAACAATCATAAGAATACCGTCCATACTTGAGCGTTCTGCTAATTTTGTTTTTAACCAATTCATTTCTTTTTCCCTCCTAATATTTTAACACCGGCTTTTGATTCAACCGCATTAAGACGACGTTCTAAATCATCAATCTTTTTTGTAATCTTTGGATACTTTTTTCTCCAAGCATCTTCTGGTTGTTCAAGCCATGTCCAACCCCAACGTTCAACAAGATAGTCCATTACATTATCAAACTTTGCATATAACCACAAAGCAGCTCGTGTTGTACTAAACCAAGTTGAAAAAGCAAGACCAATAACAGATCCAACGATTGCTGTATAGATCCATAATCTATCTCCTGCCATTTGGGTTATCATCTCCCACATTCTTCGTTCTCCTTAGTATATTTGCAATAGTAAACCATACTATGGTCATATGCTCCATCGAATGGCATTTTCTTTTTAATTGCTTGCCAACGTCCACGCCACTTATCTTTCATACGTTGCCAGGTTGTCATTGTTCTAATTTTTCCAAAGTAGTTAATATAACGCGGCGGGCAATGGTGTCTATATCCCATAATAGCAAAAGGAACTGCTGTAACAAGATCGTTATTATTAACGTGACGATAATGAAGAGTTGAAAAAGATTTAACGAATTTTCGTGTTCCTACTCTTGGAGAACCGTACGTATATAATGCGTGTGGATTATATTGACCACCAAACAAACGGCTCGTTGCGATCGTAGCCATTGCACCACCAAGTGAATGACCGCAAATATAAATTGCCTTTCCGTCCGTTTTCATTTTATCTAAAGATGCTAGAATTTTATCCCATACTTTGTTTACTTCTTCTTGAAATCCATTATGGACAAATCCTGAACCATTTTGAGCTCTGTCAGGTAAAGCATTTAGGTCTGCTTTAATATCTGAAAACTCTCCTGGTTCTGTACCACGAAAACATAAAACAATTTCATCTTTGTTTGAAATTAAATGTACTTGTGCACCATCGTTTTCAATAAACTTGTGTGTTGTATATTTAAGTTTCTTGTATTCTATTTTGGCTTCTTTTCCATCCATATAAGCAATCTCCGCACACCGAGCCATCGTTGCGCATTTTTCTAACATCTATTTTTTACTCCTTGCTAATTTTGCTCTTAAATCATCCATTTCATTTTGTTTTTTTAACGCCTGCATGGCCTCGGGCGAAAGTTCGGGTTCGGCGTCACTCCGTCGTACGTCAATACTGGGTTGTACATCGGCTTGGGTGGTATCCTCTCCCACCATGCTTTCTTTTGATACCGTATTAATACTCTTTCTGAGTTCTTCAATTCTTCTTGCGGTTTCGTTGTTTTTGTGCTCCCAGAATCTTTCAATCATGTTCTCCTTGAAACGCTGATCTATTTGTTCGTTTATATAATCTTTAAAAAATATTTCAAATAGAGTTCTAATCATTTCGTTGTCGCTATGAATACGCCATTCCAATCTTCAGGCAAATCTTGTGTTTTCATATATTCACAACGCTCAATCCACATATCGTAATAATCACGCATCTTGTGGTCAAAATGATCGTATAGCAATTTGCATTTTGCAATTGCGTCATCAAATCTTTGCGCCTTATAATCTTCGTGCATTTGTTCGTGTTTCTTTTGTGCTGCTCCCCACGCAGGTCCAACATCATCAAGAACAGTCCATATTCCAATACCAACTGATTTACCTTTCACTGCAAGATCATCTACTTTTAGCCAAAAGAAATCGTCTTTTGTTTGTTGATAAGTTGCGTCTCCGACA